CGTCTGCCGCCTCAAGGGCTGGACCGCCAAGTCCACCATCGCGCACCGCGAGTGGTCGAACTGGAAGCCCGACCCCGCCGGGCCCGGCATGCCGTCCATGCCCCAGATGCGCGAGCGCATCGCGGCCCGCCTGTCCCACAGCTCCACCTGGACCGGCGACCGCCCCGCCCCCGAGACCCCCCTGCCCGACTACGGAAACGAAGATCCCATGAGCACACCGAACCTCTCCGCCCTCGCGCGGGCCGAGAATCTGATCCTCCTCAAGGACACCCCCCAGACCATCTACTGGACCGGGGAGCACACCGACGAAGGCAGTGAACACGGGGTCGGCGGCAAGACGGTCCTGGACGGCGGCAAGTACGTCGCCACCGTCAACGTCCAGCTGGTGGGCCTGGGCGAGAACGAGACCGTACGCCTCTACCCCGTGGAGGAGGACGGCTCCGGCAACTACGCGGGCCAGGGCGAGGCCCACGAGATCGAGGGGCGCGGGGATCCGGCCCTGCCGGTGAAGTTCAACGCCACCATCACCGGCCGGGTCTACAACCGCCTCAGCTTCCAGGTCGTCTCGGACTCCAGCGCCACCGTCACCCTGACCAACGCCACGCTGTCCATGCTTTCGTGGCCCAGCTGAATTTATCGATGGACGAGCCGACCATCCCCGAGATGCTCCGGGACCTCCAGGCCGACGTACACCGGCTCCTGGCCAACCAGGACCAGTACGTGACGCGGGAGATCCTGGAGCTCAAGCTCGCGTCCCTCGCCAAGGACCAGGCCGAGGACCGGGCGCGGCTCGATGCGCTGAGCCGATGGGTGTGGTCGGCCGTCGTCGGACCTGTCATCGTGGGAGTCATCCTGTACCTGCTGATCGGGAAGACGCCGTGAAAGTCCTGCGATGGTGGGCGATGGTGGTCGTCCTGTCCGTGGCCGTGGCATACGCGGTCGCATACGGGCAAGACGTCGGCCAGCGCCTTGATGAGGCCGAACGGGACCGTACGGCACTCGCTCAGCAGGTACGGGACCTGGGCGGCACGCCCGTCGTCGGCCCACGGGGCAGCGACGGGGCCGCCGGTCAGAACGGCACCAACGGGCGGGACGGACGCGATGGCAAGGACGGGTCTCCTGGAGCGGACGGCAGCCCGGGGCCGAGCGGCCCGCCAGGACCGAACGGCGTTGCGGGACTGGCTGGACCGAATGGCCCACGGGGCGATGCAGGTGCGCCAGGGCCCACCGGACCCGCCGGACCACAGGGGGAGCCGGGGCCGCAGGGTGACCCCGGTCCTCAGGGTCCGGCAGGTCCGAGCGGGCCACCGGGGCCGCAGGGTGACGCCGCCGAGGCCTGCCCGGCGGGGTACGAGGGTGAGATCGTAGAGCTGCACGGGCATGACTACTTCATGTGCCGAAAGGTGACGTAAGGGGCGAACGGGATGGGCGAGCAGACCTGGACACGGCGTGACGGAGAGACATCCGTCGCCTACGAAGCGTTCAAGGAGTACCTCCACCAGGGCAGCGCGCGCACTCTGGCTTCTGTCGGGGAGGCGTTGGGAAAATCCGAAGCGCTCATGGAACGCTGGTCAGCCGTCCACGACTGGGTAGCCCGCTCGCGTGACTACGACAGCTACATCGTCACCGCCGACACGGACGGCATGGTCCACGCCCTGGCCGAAACCAGGGACAAGAACCTCGCCCTCATGGACAAGCTCCGGGGCCTGCTGGACTCCCGGCTCGACGACTTCATCGAGAACCGGCAAGACCCCACCATCCGGTGGACACAGGCCTGCGTCGCCATGACGAAGATCGAGGCCAACTCCCTCGCCATGGCCGACACCAAGAAGTCCACCGAGAAGATCGTCCAGATTGAAGCGATGATCGAACGCGCACTGGAGCTCCAGAACCGGGTCCCGGAGGAGGCATGAGCCTGACCCGGGCCGAGCTGGAGCGCATGAGCCCCGCCGACCTCAACCGGCTCGGCGACCTCCTCGAACAAGTCATCACCGACGCGGAGTCCGGCAAGGTCCCCTGGCGCTGCGGCCGCCAGGGCTGCGACGGCAGGCCCCACAAAGGCGCCCCCGGCCGCCACGCCCGCGCATCCCAGCTCGCCCCCGAATGGGAATGGGACGTCTGGCTCGCCCTCGCAGGCCGTGGCTTCGGCAAGACCCGGCTCGGCTCCGAATGGGCCATCGAGAAGGCACGCACCCAGGAACGCGGAGCGCTGATCGGCCCCACCGCCGCCGACACCCGCGACATCCTCGTTCAGGGCGAGAGCGGCATCCTGGCCTGCGCCCCCGCCACCTTCCGCCCGGTCTACAACCCCTCCAAACGGCAGCTCACCTACCCCAACGGCGCCATCCAGACCCTGTACAGCGCCGACGAGCCCAACCGCCTGCGCGGGCCCCAGCACCACTACGGCTGGTTCGACGAGATGGCGGCCTGGCGCTACATCCAGGAAGCCTGGGACATGGCGCAGCTCGGCATGCGCCTGGGCGACCACCCGCAAATCTGCGTCACCACCACCCCCCGGCCGCTCCCCCTCATCAAGCGGCTCGTTAAGGACGAACGCACCGCCCTGACCAAGGGCACCACCTACGACAACCTCCACAACCTGGCAGCCACCTTCCAGCGCGCCGTCATCGCCAAGTACGAGGGCACCACCCTCGGACGCCAGGAGCTGAACGCCGAGGTCCTCTCGGACCTGCCGGGCGCGCTCGTGGCCATGCGCCACATCGACAACAACCGCGTGGCCACCACCCCCACCGACCTCATCGACATCGTGGTGGGCATGGACCCGGCGGGCACCGGCGTAGGCGATGAGACCGGCCTCGTGGTCGTGGGCCGGGGGCCCGACGGGCGCAGCTACGTCCTGCACGACGGCTCGGAGAAGCTGTCCCCCAACGACGCCGCGAACCGGGCCTGGGGCCTGGTCGAATCCTGGTCCGCCAGCCTCCTCGTGGTCGAGGACAACGGCGGCAAGGACTGGATCGAATCCGTCCTCAAGGCCGTGCACAAGGAGCGCGGCGGGGACAGGCACTCGGCGCCGCTGCGCCGCGTCAACGCCTCCCAGGGCAAGCGCCTGCGCGCCCAGCCCGTGGCCATGCGCTACGAGCAAGGACGCGTCTGCCACGTCGGATCCTTCCCCGACCTCGAAGACCAGCTGACCACCTGGATCCCCGAGGAGGACCCCACCGACTCCCCGGACCGCCTGGACGCCATGGTTCACGGCATCACCCACTTCATGAAGAAGTACGACCGTAGCGAGACCAACCTGATCTCCCCGCACGCGCTCAAGGGCCTCGCCCAGGGCGAACACCCGGCCATCGCCGCCCGGCGCCGCGCCCAGGCCCAGAAAGCCTCATGATGGGGACACACATGGACACGATCACGATCGTCATCGCCGCACTCGTCACCGCCCGCGTCACCCGCCTCATCACCACCGACCGGCTCACCCAGGCCCCGCGCACCTGGATCCTCTCGCGCCTGGACTCCGACGGTCTCGCCGCCTACCTGGTCGTGTGCGACTGGTGCGCGTCCTTCTACGTCGGCATCGCCGTGGCGGGCGCGGGCGCCTGGGCCGACCTGTGGTCGTGGCCGTGGATCGTCCCCCTGGGGCTGGCGTTCAGCTACGTGGCCGGGATGCTGGCCCGAGGAGAGGCAGAGTAGATGGGGATCCGGGAAGCATTCCGTATCGGCACCGGCGGCAAGGAGCCGCCCGCCAAGGCCATCGTGGCGGCCGCCATGCCCATGAGCGGGCCCGGCGTGCAGCTGGTCAACCGCTCCCGGCAGCAGACCAGCCAGGAGCAGTGGCAGCGCGAGGCCTGGTACTACTTCGACGCGATCGGGGAGCTGCGGGGCCCCCTGGTGTGGATCGCCAACGCCATCTCGCAGGCGGACTTGCACGCCACCGACCTGGACCCCGACACCGGCAAGCCGACCGGACCGTCTGAGGACGAGCGGGCGCAGGCCGTCGCCGCGCAGGCCCTGGGCGGCGTCAGCCAGCGCAGCGGACTCCTGCGCCTGGTGGCGCTGTGCTGGCAGGTGTGCGGCGAGGCCTGGATCATCATCCGTCCGCAGCCGAACAAGCGGGGGCGTCCGCAGCCCGACGCGTGGCTGGTGCTGTCCGGCAACAAGGTGCGCCCCCACGGGGACCGCTGGGAGTACACCGACCCGTACACCGGGGCGATGGTGCAGCTCGGACCCAACGACCGCTTGATCCGTGTCTGGTGTCCGCACCCCGACGACCAGGCCAAGGCGGACAGCGCGGTGCGACCGGGGCTGCCCATCTGCCGCGAGATCGAGAAGAGCTCACAGAACATCGCCGCGCGGCTCGACTCCCGCATCGCCACCAACGGCGTGGCGGTCATCGCGGACGAGCTGAACCTGTCGGGCGAGAGCTTCATGGCGCAATTCATGACGGCGGCCGAGCTGGGGCTCCAGAACCCGGGGCAGGCGTCGGCTCAGGTCCCGATCGCCTTCAACGCCCCCGCCGAGCACATCGCGGCCGGTGGCGCGTTCGCGCACTTCGACCTGTCCACTCAGTTCGACGCGGCCGTGGTCGACCTGCGCGAGGCGGGGCTGAGGCGTCTGGCCGCGACGCTGGACATGCCCAAGGACGTGGCCGAGGGCACGCAGGGCGAGTCCAACCACTGGTCGGCGTGGCAGGTGGAGGAGTCCACCTACAAGATCTTCATCGAGCCGCTACTCAAGGCCGTGGGCGACGCGCTCACCGAGCACTGGATGCGCCCGGCCCTGATCGCCATGGGCCTGACCCCCGATGAAGCCGAGAGCCAGGAGATCGGCTGGGACACGACCGCGATCGTCGCCCGGCCCGACGACACCGAAGTCCTGGAGTCCCTGTACGACAAGGTGCTCATCTCGGACGAGTACATGCTCACCGAGCACGGTGTGTCGCTGGACGCCATGCCCTCGGAGGAGGAGCGCACCCGCCGCGTCCTGGAGAAGATCGTCACCGGTGCGCCCACGCTGCTGGCCGACCCGAACGTAGCCGAGGCCCTGGGCCTGGGCATCGAGATCTCCCCGGTCGCCGCAGGCGTGGAAGCCGAAGTGGGTGCGGGCGGGGAGCTGGAGCTCCCGGAGCCTGAGCCCGTACCCGACAACGTGCGGGCGCTGCCGGGTACGCAGGGCCAGGAGCCCGAGGCCGAGCCTGTGCCGGAGGGGCTGGTCGCCGCAGCCGAGCTGATCGTCTACGACGCCCTCTCGCGCGCGGGCGGGCGCCTGCTGACGAACCAGAACCGGGGTCAGTTCAAGTCCACGCCCCGGCATGAACTGCACACGGTGATCCCGTACGGGGAGGCTGCGCACGAGATCCTGGAAGGCTCGTTCCAGTTCACCGACCCGGTGGCCGAGGCTTTCGGGTACTGGCCGCGCACCCTGCGCGAGGAGCTGCGGGACTACTGCGTGCGGTTGCTGATGAACGAGAGGCCGCACGACCGTGAGGAGCTGCGTGCCGTACTGGCCGCGCTCCCCAAGGAGCACAAGCGGTGACCACGCCCCCGCTGGGCGAGGACCCGAACCTGCCGCAGCGCCTGCGCGCCCAGGCGTTCATCCGGGAGGGGGAGTCGCGCATCGCCCGGACCTGGTTCCGGGGCCTGACCCGCTTCCTGGACCGGGTACGGCCCGACGTGCTGGCCGAGGGGCGCATCGATCCCGGCCGTGTGAGCGACCACACGGGGTTCTGGACCCGGGTGGTGGACCAGGAGGTGGTGCCGGAGGTGGCAGGCGTTCTGGCGGACGCCTGGCGCCGCGTGACCGAGCGCGGGGACCCGCCCACCGACCCGTGGGTGTCCGGCTACCTGAACGAGGTCGGCAACCGCATGTCGAACACGCCCGATGAGGTCTACGGGCTGATCGTCATGGCGGTCGAGGAGGGCATCCAGGAGGGCCTGGCGCTGGAGCGGGTACGGGACGAGATCCAGCTCATCCTGACCGCCACGGGCACGCCGTACTGGCGCAACAGGGCCATGACGGTGGCGCGCACCGAGACGATCGGCGCGGTGAACGCGGGGATCTTCCGCAGTGCGCAGCTGGAGGCGCAGGCGCGCGGTGACGTGGCACCGTTCAAACAGTGGATCTCCACCGAGGACGCGCGTACGCGGCCCACGCACCGTGCGGCCGACCAGCAGCGGACGCTCCTGTCGGAGCCGTTCCGCGTGGGGGGTGCGGACCTGATGTTCCCAGGGGATCCGCGCGGTCCCGCGTCCGAGGTCATCAACTGCCGATGTTCCGTAATCCCTGTCATACTTGGTGAAGAGATCGATTGGACCGATCGTCAGCAGCCAAGAGGAGCAAGCTCGTGACGCGCATCATCCCCAGGGACAAGACGTACTTCCAGGCACGCGTGAACGTCACTGAGGCGGGCTGCTGGGAGTGGAGGCTGTTCAAGCGGAAAGCGCAGCGAGGCGGTTACTACGGTCAGTGCAGCGATCCCGAGCTGGGCCGGGCCGCCGGAGCGCACCGAGTGGCGTACAAGAATCTCGTAGGGCCTATCCCCGAGGGCCACGAGGTGGACCACCTGTGCAGTAACACGCTGTGTGTCAACCCGGAGCACCTGGAGGCGGTGACTCCGGCCGAGAACAAACGGCGCACCCACGAGCGTGGCAACACGGTGAACCAGCACACTGTGAAGGAGACGTGCCCGACGCACGGAACGCCGTACGACATGGAAAGCAGGCGGGGCGACGGGCGTACATTCCGTTCCTGCCGGGCCTGCTACCGGGACTACCAGCGTGAGTACCAGCGTGGCGTACGCGCCCGACGAAAGGCGGCAGAGTGATGGACCTTGTGACGTGGCACCTGATCCACGCGTGGCCTGAGATCCCGACGGATCCCGAGGAGGTGCTGACCATGGTCAGCCAGAACGAGCTCAACCTCGACCAGGACCTGTTGCTGTACCTGTGGGCACGCTCCGAGATGGGGGCGTGATGGCCAGGACATGGAGCGCGGTCCTCGCGCGCCTGGGCGTACCCACGGGCGACGGCAGGATCATCGCACCGGGCGGGGGCAGCAGCAGGGACCTTCCGCTGCCGCTCCAGTGGCAGGAGCTGTCCGACGACGGCCACGGGGGTTCGCGTGTGGTGGCGCGCATGGAGTCCCTGTCCATCGGGGACGGCATGGTGACGGCCACGGGGACGATGCTGGACTCGGCTCCGTACGCGGTCATCGAGCAGCTGGAGGCGGGGCTCCTGGGCCCCTCGGTGGACCTGGACGACATCGAGTACACGGTGGACGACCAGGAGCGCCTGGTGATCACGAAGTGGCGCATCGCCGGGGCCACGCTCGTGGCCATTCCGGCGTTCGCCGACGTGTCGCTGACGCTGGACCCGCAGCCCGCCGAGCCGGTGGGCGACCCCGAGGGGGACGGCGGGATGTCGGAGATGTACATCCAGGATGGTGTTTTGTACGCCTCCGCCGCTCCCGCGCTCCCGCCCACGGGCTGGTTCCGCCAGCCCGACCTGGACCGCCTGACCCCGTTGACGGTGAGCGACTCGGGCCGGGTGTTCGGGCACATCGCCGGGTGGGAGACCTGTCACGTGGGTCTGCCGGGGTGCGTCACGGCGCCGTCCTCGCCGTCCGGCTACAGCTACTTCCACGTGGCGGAGCAGCCGACGGCCGAGGGCTACACGCTGCCGGTGGGGACGCTCGTGGCGGGGCCGCGCCATGCAGACCCCCAGGCGGCCTTCCAGGCGGCCGCGCAGCACTACGACGACCCTTCGGCCGCTGTGGCCCGCGTCGTGGCCGGAGAGGACGAGTACGGCATCTGGGTGGCGGGCTGGATGCTGCCCGGGGCGACGCCGGAGGCGGTGAACATCTTCCGCACGTCGCCGGTGAGCGGGGACTGGCGCCGGATCGGCGGGGCGCTGGAGATGATCGCGGTGTGCAGCGTGAACGCTCCGGGGTTCCCGGTCCCGCGCGCGCGGGTGGCGTTCTCACTGAACCAGCAGCGGACGCTGATCGCGTCCTCGGGGATCGTGCCGGTGGCCGCTCACGTGCACGACGTGGGCAACCCCGACGAAGACGGCGGGGTCCTGGACGACTGGGACAACTGCCGTGACCCGGGGTGCCCGGGACCGGAGCCCGGGGTGATGAGCGGGGGGCCGGTGGAGCTGCGCATCCCGACTGAGGACGACGCGAAGACCGCCCGGGCCCGGTGGGCGTGGGCGCTGGCCGAAGGGACGAAGTGACATGGCGTGTGGGAGCTGCGGGCAGCGGGCGGCCAACAAGGAGATCGAGGTAACTCTCCGGGATGGGTCGAAAGTGCGGGTGAAGAGTGTCGCTGAGCGACGCTTGGTGATGCAGATGGACACCACCGAGGGT